CACTCTGTCCGGCGCACTTGTCCCACTCGTCGGCACGGCACCGACCAACGCGAATTTCGTGAGCGGGGATTACAATCGAGAAACAGGACTGCTTGGAAACGGCTCCACTAAGCATCTGAATTCCAATCGAAATAACAACGCAGAGCCTCAAAATTCAAAGCACTTAGCTTGTTATATTTCTCAAAATTCAACCGTTACTGGCAATTTGTTGTCTTCAAACACTGGAGTCGGAAGTTCTCTTTTATTAGTAATCCCATCGACTACTCAAACTCGCTGCATAATAAATGGTTCAAACACAACAGGAATAAATCGCTCGTTTGCAACTGGATTTGTAGGGGCTAGCAGACCAAATGGAACGCAAATGATAACGCGGCAAAGCGGCTCCTCCATAACACACACCTACTCGTCCGCCACTCCATTAAATTCCACGATTAGTGTTTACACAAGAGGTGGCTCAATCGCTGCTGTCTCCAATGGAAGATACTCATTTTACAGCATCGGCGAAGCCGTCGACCTCGCCGCACTCGATACCCGCGTCAGCACCCTCATGACCGCCCTCGCCGCCGCCATATGACACTCGCCGACCTTATCCAACAGCCCGTCAGCTACGAAACCGCGAAAGACCTCGCGCTTGTTTTCTCGCCCGAACTCGCCGCGCAACTCGCCGCCGTCCAAAGTGAGCATGGCAACCCGCGCCATGTCGCCAGCCCCGTCGATCTCACCGATGGCCGCAAAATGCTCTGCGCGGATTTACTGACCGAAATCGGCCCCGGCGGCCTCTACTCCGGCGGATTCGCGCATCTCCCCAGCGAGCTTTTCCCGCTCGTCGAAGTCCTCCCCATGTCCGAAGTCCTGCCACTACTCCCGCAACCCGAAGAAATCTAAACCCACCACCACCCATGCTCGAACAAGTCTCCACCTCCGTTAAGTTCCTCGCCTTCTACACGGCGAGCAAACAAGGCAAAACCGGCCTCACCGTCACCGTTGACATCTACAATCCAAGCGGCACGCAGATTGTGACCGCAGGCAGCGCCACCGCCCTCGGCGGCGGGTTGTATAGCTACACGCTCTCGACCAACAACAGCGCGGATGGCGAATACGCCGCAATCTTCAAAACAACTGATGCGACGGTTGACGCCCAGCACATCCCGAGCCTCTGGGTTCTCGGTCGCGCTGGAGTCGAAAATCTCGATGCCGCCACCTCCTCCCGCCTGCCATCCAGCAGCTACACCGCCCCAGCGAACTCGGACATCTCGGCAATCAAAAGCAAGACCGATGCACTCCCCAGCGATCCCGCAGACCAAAGCCTCGTCGAGTCCGCCATCTCCGCCCTCTCGATCCCGACCGTGGTTCAGATTCGCACCGAGCTAGATTCCAACTCCACCAAAATGGCGAACCTCGATGCCACGATCTCGAGCCGCTCGACCCTCACGACCGGCGACCTCCCGAGCGTGCCGAGCGCGGCCTCGGTAGCCACCGCCGTGCGCACCGAGCTGACCGAAATCTCGAACCTCGACGCCTCCATCTCGAGCCGTCTCGCTTCGGCGTCTTACACAGCGCCAGCAAACTCGGACATCACCGCGATTAAGAGCAAAACCGACAACCTCCCGGCTTCGCCCGCAGCCGTCGCCGACATCCCGACCACAGCGCAAATCGCCACCGCCGTGGAAGGCAGCTTGCTCAACGAGAACGACGGACAAGCCGTGCTCAACGCCCTCGTAGGAGCGATCGGCAACCAGAATGTGGACGAAATCGCCCTCGTCGCAGCCATCCGCAGCGACCTCGAGCGCACCGGCGGCAAGATCGACAGCATCCCGACCGATTCCGCTCCGAGCGCGGCCTCTGTGGCAACAGCCGTCTGGTCCGCAAGCACCAAGGAAATCACCGGCGGCACGGTCACAACATTGACCAACTCGCCCGATGTGCCGACCGAATCCGAAATCGCCGCCCAAGTCCGCACCGAGCTCTCGGTCGAACTTGGTCGGATCGATGCCGCCATCAGCTCACGCCTCGCGCCATCCGGAACCTTGGCGACCGTCACGACCCTCACTAATGCGCCGACCGTGCCAACCGCAGCCGCCATCGCCGACGAGGTGCGCGTGGAACTCGCCACCGAACTGGCTCGCCTCGACGCCCCGGTCAGCGGCGCAACAGCCCCAAGCGCCGCCACCGTGGCCACGGCAGTCCGCTCCGAGCTTTCGGTCGAGTTGGCCCGAGTCGACCAAGCCGTGAGCACCCGCCTCGCCGGTTCGGCCTACACGGCCCCAGCCAATAGCGATGTCGCCGCGATCAAAGCGAAGACCGACGCAATCAATGTGGATCGCATCAACAACACCGCGACCACGGCCATTGTCGGGAATCTTTTAGCTCAGGCGAATAGCTAATGAGCACAGAAGTTGTCCGAAACAGACCAGGTGTAAAAATGAGCGTCGGCGAGTTCATCGCCGCGCTCGCCCTGGTGGCAACCGTCTTCTCGGCCTCCCAAGCGTGGTGGATTCTTCCCGAAAAAGTTTCCCGCGTAGAAGTGGAAAACGAAAAGCAGGAGCAACGCCTGCAAAAGATCGAATCCACCGCCGCCGACCGAGCCGAGACTTTGGCCCGCATCGATGAGCGCACAAAGCGCATCGAGCAAATCCTCGCCAACCGTCCGTGAGGCTTTGACACCCACGCACGGGAGATGAAAAACCTGATCTCAAGGCTCAAGGAGCCCTCCACCATTCGCGGCCTCTGCATCCTTCTCGGGCTGGCAGGCATCAACCTCGAGCCCGAAGCGGTCAACGCCATCACGAGCCTCACGATCGCCGCCCTCGGCGCTATCGAGCTTTTCCGAAAGGAAAAATGATCAACCCCGCCAAGTTCGCGGCGGCCATGATCCTCGCCGCTTTTCTTTTCCTAGCTTTGGCTCTCCTCACCGGGTGCTCGAGCTTCGGCCCGCTCACTTTCTCGCTCGAGAGCGACTATGGCCGCTTTAGCTACCAACTCCCCGAGCTTCCAGATCGCACCCTCCGCGACAAATGATCTCCCTCCTCGCCCGCTTCTTCATGCTGCCCAAGCCGGCACAATCCCCCGCCCCCGCGCCTGAGCCCGCGCCGAAGCCCGCGAAGCCAACATCAAAGCCCGCCAAAACCTCCGGCACCCTCAAGCCCGAGCCGAAATACTACCAGCAAACCAACAAGCGCACGCCCAACATCAGCGCGGGCCGCGTGATCAAGCCGACCCATGTGATTTTGCATCACACGAGCGGAGCCTATGCGGGCAGCGTCTCGTGGTGCTCTGATCCGGTCAGCAAAGTCTCCTACCACTGCATCATCGCCAGAAACGGAAAGCGAGCCGTCTTGGCCTTGCCGAGCCAACGCACCTGGCACGCCGGGGTTTCAAGCTGGCAAGGCCGCAAAGACGCCAACTCATTCAGCGTCGGCATGGCATGGGAAGGGGACACCTACTCGACCCCATTGAGCGAAGACGCACTCCTCTCCGCCGTCGAATACCTCCTCCCCATCCTCCGCGAAAACAACATCCCCCTCGCAAACATCCTGCGCCACGCCGACATCGCTCCCGGCCGCAAAACCGATTGCTCCCCAGCAGCCCACGCCGCCCTCCTAGCGGCTCTCAATAAAGTCATTTAGGGCAACAACGGGCAACACTCCCGTAAGTCATTGAAAAACAAACCCAAGAAAGCGACTTAAAATCCGTTTTCGCGAAAGCGGAGTGCGGGTTCGAGTCCCGCCGCCGGCAGAGCGACTTGTGACGATTTGGGCTAGGTTTTAAGCGGGTTGGCGGGTGTTTGGCTTTCAGAAACAACGGGCGGGAAGTGGCGGCTACTGGAAGAAAATAGTTGAGAATTTGGGCAACACGGGCAACAGTTCGGGCAACAGACCATGAGTGCCTTTCTTGTCAGTCCCTACCCGCAGCGTCCCAGCACGCCTTGGAAGCTGACGATCCCGCAGAAAATTTTTGGCAAAAGGATCCGCCGTTTTTATCGCACGGAAGCCGAGGCTTGGGCGGCGGGGCCGGGGTTGCTGGAGAAGTTGCAGAAGGGGGGGACCGACTCGCTCTCGGAGGAGCAGGCGAGGGGTATGTCGATGAAGTCGGCGGTGCGGGATTACATCGCCTCCAAGGCGGGGTCTTCGGAGCGGCATCGTGAGAAACTTGAAAAAATATGTGGGGAGCTTTTGGATGCGTTCCCTGGCGCGGTGGCGGCGGTCACTCCGATGCAGGCGGCGAGGGTCTTTGGAAAGATTAAGGGCGCGCCGACGACGCGGGCGGGGTGGCATCGTTACGCCTCGGGATTTTTTCGGTGGTGCGTGGACATGGAACTCCTCGACCGGAATCCATTTCGGCGCGTCGTGGCGCCGGAGGCGGAGTCGAAGAGGTCACTGATTTCTGCAAAGGAACTGCGGTCGATTCTGGATGCCACAATGAGCGACGCTCTCCGCGCTTGGTTTTTGCTGGGTGCGTTTGCGGGGTTGAGGTCAATCGAGGTTCACAGGATGCGGTGGGAAGATGTGGATCCGAAGTCCGGCCAGATCGAGGTTCGGCGGGAGGTTTCGAAACAATCAAGCGGCCTGCCGGAGCGGATCGTGGATTTCACGGAGCCGATGAAAAAGCGGAAGGATTTTTTCAAAGGGAAATCCGGCCTGATTGTGCCTCCGAAATCTCTTCGCCTTTATCGAGAGCGTGAGGCTTTGATCGAGCGGTTGAACGAGGAAGGCGTCGTCCCTTGGGCTAAGCTACCCGAGAACGCCCTTCGGCACTCTTACGCCACCTACCACCTTGGTCGATGCCAGGATGCTGGCAAGACGGCGCATCAGCTCGGGCATTCCTCGACGGCGCTCGTTCTCAAAACCTACGCGGTTCCTTCGCGTAAGGCGGACTGGCGGGCGTGGTGGAGGGTTTAGGCGGTCAGGTCGATTATTTCGCCTTGCCACCCTGGAGGGAGATCGCAGTTTGGTGAGTTGACAATCCACCATCGGAGGTCACGGATTGTGGGCGCACAATATTCGAAGACGCGCCCTGGGGGAGGGG